CGGCCCCATCCGAGAATATCGCCCCAGTGGTGGGATCTCTTGTTTGTGACATGTCAATACCTCAAAATTGTTAAATAGAATATCTGTGCGACTACGCCAGGATATACCCATCAAAACCGCCGTCAGCGGCTGAGTTAGCGGTATCCGTCGTAACCTGTAATTTAATGATAGCAGGCCCATCGATGCGGAATAACGGATCATATTTATGGCCCACTGACCCTGAGCCCTCGCTGACAGCGCCCATTGTATGCTTGACGATAAAGCCAGCCGGCTGATCGTCTGGGATAGGGTTTATCACCAGCCTGGCATCCGCACCTGCATTTTTCACCGCTTTGTTGAGCGATGCATAATACTGCGTCATGAATAACGACTGGCCTGATGGAACCCCATAAATAGCCATCTGCGTTTGACCATCTCCAGGATTGATCTGCGCGGTCAGCGTGCTATCAGTTGCTGCAGTCACGCTTATGGTCCCGGCATTCGGTCCGCTCGATCCGAACGATGTAACTTTTACCCGGTGAACGATGACGTAGCTATTCGCCGTATTGACCGGTGTTGCACCTGCCAGGGTAATTACTTCGGACGTTTCCGGAGAACCCCAGGTTTGCAGCCCATACAGTTGAACGGTGTGTGCGCCATTGCCGGCCGGGCCAGTGTCCGCTGCATCGGTTGAAACCAGTGCATGAATACGCGCCGCTGTCGGGGCGAGCCATATCGGCTGCCCTGTCGTTGAGTTCGCGCCATCCCAGATATCGGTTAATACGCCTGAGTCGGCATCGAGTGCGCGGCCGAATTTGTTCAGTCCTCGAAACCTGGAAACCAGGCCCGCGGATATCAACAGCGGAATGCCGACTGTGTGCTGTGCGCCATCTAAATACTGACACTCTGTTACCGGATCGACAGTTCTAACCATGGCGATAAGGCGGCCTTTTTACGGGCCGCCAGTCTTTCCTCTGTTTACTCTATGTCGGCTGTGATCAGGTAAAGCGGTCGAGCTTCACCTTGACAGTCGTGGCACCGGTCACAGCAGCCTCGACTGCAATGCCGATCGCTTCAGTGCCACCCGTCGCTACTGCCACCTCGGCGCCACCAGTTGTCAGGGAGTAGGCATATTCTCCGACCGCAAAATCAAGCGTTGCGGCAGCTTTCTTTGCTACAGTGAATACGCCTTCCAGTGCGACTGGAATAACGGCACCTGTCGTTCCGGTATCCAGTGCCACACCGGCACACTGGTTTAATGGAACAATCGCATCTTTGGTGATATTACCCGTGGTTGTGTAATCAATTACATCACCAACTTGTACATAGTTAGTTGCCATAACTTAAAATCCTCTTGAAATTGAAAACCCCGCCGTAGCGGGGTCATGGTTCAGTCGTTGATTACGGCCTAATTGCCGTCGTTCTGGTACAGACCACGGAAGTCGAGCGCAGTGGCAGCCGCATCAATGCGGACCTTGTACTCGATGCCATCCTGTTTCCATCCGTCTTGCGACTCCAGGAATGGCGTACTGTTGCCGTCGAGGAATGCCACTTCAACCGTGTCGCGAGTGCTTTGATTCGCTGCCATGTACCACTGCAGAGGATCATCAGCATCGAGGCGCGGATCTGCGACCGGAGTAAACCGCCCCTGAACCGTGTTGCTGGTTAGCGTGCCCGCCGTTCCTGCCGGGTCATACTGTTCGCCAGCGATCTTCTGCGCGGTGAACTCCAGCGCTTTCGGGCAGATCAGATAAGCCGGCGAAATGTTCAGCGTATTGCCAGCCGGATCGGTCTGCAGTGCCATTGCCGTGATTGCCGTTTCCACCGTTGTGACACTCGGAGCAGCACCAGAGCCCGGCGCAACCAGGTTGCTGTGGTCGGCATGGAAAATAGCCGTGCTGTCCTGGTTCATTGCGGCATTGGTCGTCAGAACGCCATAGGCCAAATCGCCGACCTTGCGGTTGGCTGCAGCTCCCATACGACGCGGCGCCATGGTAAAGGCGTCGAGGTCGTCATTGATGAGCGCCTGGCGACTGATGTTGAACAGCTTGCCATAAGTCAACAGGGTCAGCGTTTCTTTCAGGTCGGAGAACGTACCGTATTTGTACTCGCCATTCTCATAAACCAGATCGAGATCGCCAAACGTCGACATATTCACGCGGCTGCTGGTACGGAAGTCAGGCAGCGTCCCCTGACGGCACCAGATCTGCCAGGTTTCCTCAGCTTCCTCGAAACCAACCAGAAGCGCCTTATTGGCGACATTCTCCAGGAGGTTTGAAAAGTCACTGGTTGTATGGCTGATGATACCGGCGCGGGTAATGGCTTCGCCCATCAACTGGAGCTTAGAGCTAAGCCCGGATGTTTTCGCACCGGTCAGCTGCAGGTATGCCCTGGCCAGTTCCATCATACCCATGGAATGGAACTCGTTGCCGCGCGCTTCGCGGATCACTTTCTGATCCTTTTCCAGGCCGCCTTTAATCAGCAGGCTCTGCTCGGCGCCTTCCATGTACTTATCGATAGCGTCCTGGCCAGCAGCGTTCTGCATGCCACCAGTGCCAGCCTTGCGTGCAACGTGATTGAAGCTGACGGCATCCAGAGAACCGGTGTCCTCGCGCTGCAGGTAATCGGTTGCGATCGGGTCGGGGTTCTCGCCGCCGATTAGTTCCAGCAGTGCGTCCTTTGCCCGGTCGATCGATGTGTTACTGTCGATGCAGGCATTCATCAGGTCGCTGTATTCCGCGCCACGATCGATATGCAGTGCGAACACATTGCGGATGCCTTTGATCCTGGCACGCTCGATCTTTGTGCCTGCCTTTTTGCCTTTCGCCTCGATCTGACGGCGTGAAAGCGTGAAGTCTGCAACGTTGATGTCATCGTCAGACTGTTCTGCGGCTTCACCGCCGCCGTTACCTTTGTCGTCGGCCATGATGCCGTCTCCTTCTGTTGTAGCGGAACTCCCGCCGTTGTTTTCCCGCTTGACTCCGACATTTGCATCGGCCCCCAGCGGAACAAATGAAACTTCGTTGACGGACCAGGACCGCGTAATATATGTCCCGTCCTCCTGTTGTTCCGGCTCTTGCAGAAACGAACCGCCGACGCTGACATCAGTCAACACCCCGTCTTGAACGTCCTGCCACTTTTCCTGCGCTAGTGGGCTGTTGCCGAAATAAGCCACGCCGCGCAGGACTTTGTCCTTAGTGCTGAGCTTGATGTCTTTCACCCGGCCCAGCATTTCGTCACCGTGCCGCCAAAGCAGCGCCAGGCCATGCTCTGCGTTGCGCGACAGGTCAATAGCTTTCTTGGTGTGCAGCAGGGTATTAGTCCCCCACCAATCGCGCACCGGATTCTCTGAGCTGATCGCAATCGGCACCGTGCGCTTTTCTTCGTCGATGTGCTCGCGCTCGATATGCGCTACACGCTCGAACCCTTTACCTTTGAGTAATTCCATTAAGCTGCCTCGCTATCCTCTGTCTCGTCGTCGTCTGATTCGGTGTCGTCGCCTTCTTGGTCTGTCCCGCTTTCTTGCTCTTCCTCGAACGCTGCGCCAGGTTGCAGGGTGATCGGTCGGCGTGTTCCGCCGTCAGATTCCCATGCATCATCCACTGGCTTAGATGTTGGCGGGATACCTGCCAAGCTTCGGAAATAGTTCTCATCGTCTTCTTGAGGCGTTATCGCACCAGCCCTGACACCGACGCCATAGGCATCCATCAGCTTTTTAACGTCCTCCAATTCTTGATTGATTTCAGATCCGTCTGCGGCCTGAGTTGAGCCTAACTCTGTGGAATCACCGCCGAAGTCATCTGCCGCCATCTCTATGTCAACTTGACGTGGATTGCCGCCATGCTCCCGAATTACTTGATGCCGCGATTTCAGCCCATTGTTGATATTGCTTATGTCCGCGTCGCTTTCTTTTTTCGGATCTATCCAATCGACGCCAGGCCCGCGCATGTCTACTGCTTCATACAAATGCTGCAGCGTGATCCCGGCCGGCATGATGAACAACCGAGCGGTTACCACCATGTCGATGAAGTTTTTCCAGGTCGGCTGCATCTGCACACCGAGGAAGAAATTCAGCAGTTTTTTGTAGCCCTCGCGCGCCTCGACCAACTCCTGGCGTTGTGCTGAGTACGTGCCGTCATAGTGTTTGCTGATCGATGAATAGCTGGTACCGGTGCCAGACGCAGCCGCTCTCATCATTTCAGCGATGAACGGGCCCAGGTTTGGATTTGGGGTATCTGTGCCGACGCTGCCCAGTTCCTCGCCAACCTTGAGCCCGTCGAATATCATCCCGCTTTGCATTTCAAATGGGATATTTCCGTTAGCATCCACTTCGCCGGTATAGTCTGCCGTGCGTTTGATGAACGAAGTAAATGCGGCGTTGACCCTGGCCTTGATGCGCTCGCTTTCCGAATAATCCTTGATGTCATCCATCCGATTGATAATGCCGTGGATGATTGGCACGCCGCGAGTCTGCCGCAGCCGGCGTACAAATTTCAGATGGGTAATGCGATCAGCCGACACACGCTTGGTATCGAACGTTGTTTTACTGAATGGCACGATGACGTTGCCAGGGTGTTCTTTGTACAGGTGATAGGCCAGCGGACGGCCCCAGGCGTTCTTTTCGACACCGTGTACCATATTGTTCCCGCTGCCGTTCAGGTCCATGGGCAGATAATCGGCTTCCAACAGCTCAAGCGAATACGGCACCCGTGAACTGTGTTGAATCGTTGCCGCCGTACCCATGACGTGATTGGTTAGCACTTCACCGTCGCGCAGCCAGGACCGCACCAGCAACCGCTCGACTTCGTTGCCCGGGACTTCGCCAGTCACTTCCGGCCGGCGCCAGAACTCCAGCCACAGGTCACGCAATTGGTCATTGACCTTTGCCCACAGATCGCCGTTCTTGCGCTTGACGATTGGCTCGACTGTTAACCCGGCGCCCACCACGCGGTTTACTAAATTATCATGGATTCCTATCGTAAGATCATGATTTTCATCGAGATAACGCGCCCAGCTTCGCAGGTTCTTAACGGCGTTGTGTGTGACGCTGTCGCCGCTGTTGCCGCCGCCGCGGATGACCTTGTGGTAATTGCTCGACTGCGCGGCGTCGTAATAGCGTTTCAGATCCTCGCGCGCCTGAGCACGTTTAACCGCCCACGCGGGCGATACTGTAGCGATCAGGCTGTCGAGGTTCATTCCGGCTGAGCGCCTTTATTTGCCGGCGGGCGGCCCCGCTTCGGTTTTTCTTCGGTAGCAGGTTCCGCCTTTTCCTTGGGAGCAAGTGCCGCAATAATTGCGCCGCGCAGTTCCTCCGGCATCACGTGCTCGCCGCCTTTCATTTCCAGGCAACCAAGCGCCTTAACGATATCTTCTGTTTTCATGACCATGTTGCAATCCTTACTCCCGGGTTAGTGGCGCCAGCTGCCGAGGCTTCAAGATCCTTTACGGTCTTTTCCCACCCATCCAGCTCCTCGCGCAAATCCTTAAGATCCTGATAGGTCACGTCCTTGCCGTTATACCTGACCTGTTTGCCGGCCAGTGCCCCGGTGTACGCGGTCTTGCACGCGGCAAGGAATGATTGTGCTTCTGCCAGTGTCAT